GTTGGCGCAATGGCAGCGCAGACGTTATATGGTTTATAACCTGGTAACTATTTCTAAGGTTGCTACAGGCCAAGTATCCTACACAATAGGAACTGGAGGGGACTTTAATATCACTCGTCCAGTTAAACTCGAATCAGCGTTCTTTAGAATGCAATACGGTTCACCATTGCCAGTTGACTATCCCTTGGAAGTCTTGAGGGCCAATGAGGATTACAACAGGATTTCAATTAAGAACCTGAACGCATTTCCTCAATACATTTACTACAACACAGGCTATCCACTCGGCACAATTTACGTCTGGCCTGTCCCAAATAATCAATATGAGATTTTCTTAACTGTGATGACACAGTTAGAAGGTTTCCAAACAATTAACGATACAGTTACGATGCCTCCTGAGTATCTTGCAGCAATGCAATGGAACTTAGCAAGGATTATTTGCGTAATGTACGGATTGCCAATTACTCCAGAATTGACTGGCTATGCTGAAGCCTCAATGAGAATTATTGAGGAAGTCAATTCACAAATACCACTTCTCCATATGCCAGTTGCCCTCAGAGGAAAGTCTGGTGCATACAATATTTATGGAGACTTCTATGTTGGAAGTGCAGGCTAATTATGGCAAAAGCAGCACTTGTCACAGGTTCATACCAAACAAAAAGCGTTATTGCTGGGGCGCAAAGGTGCATTAACTTATATTTGGAAAAGAATCCTGAAACATCTGTTTTCCCATTTACACATTACCCAACACCAGGACTGACATTACAAAGTTCAGTTTCTCAAAATTCATGGAGAGGGCTATATTTTGCAAGTAATAATATCCTTTATGGGGTTTGTGGCAATACTTTCTATTCAATTAGTTCTAATGGCACTTGTACTGCTATTGGCACTCTTTCTTCTAATATTGGGACTGTTTCAATGGTTGACAACGAAGTCAATCTTTTGGTTGTTGATGGTAGTTCTAATGGTTATGATTATAATTTTACAGCCAATACATTTACAGAAATACCATCCAATGACACTTCTACATTTTACGGATCAAATCAAATAAATTATGTTGATGGATTCTTTATATGTAATCGTCCTGGAACTAATCAATGGTATATCTCATTAAATAATTCAACTACTTTTGATCCAACTTATTACGCAGCAAAATCTGGTTATTCAGATCTGCTTGTTGGAATTGGTGTTTCTCGCAGATATATTTATTTGTTTGGCGAAGTTACAACTGAAATTTGGTACAACGCAGGAAATGCAACTTTCCCATTTCAAATATTACCAGGATCATTTATTCAATACGGTTGTGCAGCTACTAATTCAATTGCTCAAATGGATGGTGAAATATATTGGTTAGCACAAAGTGAACAAGGAAATTGTTATATTTGTAGAACACAAAACTTTGGTGCAGTTCAAATTAGCACAATGGCAATTGATGCTGAGTTACAAACTTATTCCACAGTTTCTGACGCAATTGGATATACATACGAAGTAAATGGGCACTTCTTTTATGTAATTACTTTCCCAACTGCTAATAAAACTTGGGTTTTTGATTTATCAAATAATCAATGGAATGAATGGTTGTGGACTGATCAAAATGGACAATTTAATCGTCATAGGTCTAATTGTTTTGCTTTTGCTTATGGTCAATTATTTGTTGGTGATTGGCAAAACGGTAATTTATACACACTAGATCAAAACAATTACACAGACAATGGAGAACCAATAGTTAGAACTAGAAGTTTTTACCATTCTGAGGATGATAATTCAGATCGTATAAGATATAAGCAATTTATTGCTGAAATGGAATCTGGCAATGGTCCTGCAACTGTTTTTCTTTCTTGGTCGGATGATCGAGGAAAAACTTATGGCAATCCAGTCGGTCAGACAATGGGGACAACTGGAGAATATTTAACCTCTATCTCTTGGTGGCGCTTGGGAATGGCAAGGGATAGAGTATTTCAACTCAGTTGGTCTGATCCAGTAAAAACTGCTTTATCGGGGGCATTCGTTGATGCGTTGCCTAATCACAAATGAGTCAAACTTATTTAGCAGCAAGCACTCCCCAATTAAACATTCCATTTACTAATCCAGATGGAACTGTAAATCAATCTTGGTTAATGTTTTTAATTCAAGTATTTGAAAGAACTGGTGGTCAAACAATACCTGGGTTAAATTTGGCTCAAATTGCAAATACTGCAATTACTCAATTAACAATTGAAGATACAAACGGATTTAATGGAACTGTTACAAGTGGAACAACTCCTCAAATTACAATTGAGACAACAGTATCTGGAATGATTAAAGGTAATGGTGTTGCATTAGAACAAGCGGTTTCAGGAACTGATTTTGCTCCTCCAACGGCAGGAAGCTCAATTCTCTATGGTAATGGCGCAGGTGGTTTTGATAATGTAACAATTGGTGCAAATTTGAATTTTAGTGGTGGAACACTTAGCGCAACTGGAGGCGGTGGAACTTCCCCAACTGCGTATGCTTACGCTGCAAGGCATGGATAACTATGATTAGACTTGATACAGTTAACAGAGTATTAAAACTTTTTCTTGGGTCAGCGACTACGACTAACCCTTTGCAAGTTGTTGTTTGCTACTCTGATCAAACTGCGTCCACTTACAATGGCGCTACTCAATTATCAAATTCCAATGGTACAACTCCAGTAACTATTTGTTCTGCTCCTGCATCTGGTACGGTCAGAGATATTGATATGTTGTCTGTTTTGAATACCGATACGGTTGCAGCCAACGTAACAATTGAATTAGTTGACACTTCTACTCCATATCAGTTAATTTATGTTGAACTTCAAATTGGAGATAAATTAACATTTACTCATGGAAGTGGTTGGCAAGTAGTTTCTGACTCGGGAAATATTAAATACACAGTTCAATCAACTGGTGGAGTGGATTCGTTTAATACTCGAACAGGTGCGGTCACTCTTACATCAAGCGATGTTACAACGGCACTTGGCTACACTCCTGGGACTGGATCTGTCACAAGTGTTGCTTTAACTTTGCCATCAATATTTAGTGTTTCAGGTTCACCAATTACAGGTGCAGGAACTTTAACTGCTACTTTCAATTCAGAAACTGCTAATACTTTTTTTGCAGCACCAAATGGAACAACTGGTACTCCAACATTTAGGTCAATAGTTGCAGCAGATATTCCTGCTTTAAATTATGCGCCACAAACTTCAGGCACTTCAATTCTGTATGGAAATGGATCTGGTGGATTTTCAAACGTCACAATAGGGTCAGGTATTTCATTTAGCGCAGGCACTCTTTCTGCGACTGGCTCGGGCGGTACGGTGACGAGTGTTGGATTGTCACTTCCATCTATTTTTACAATTACAGGATCTCCAGTTACAGGCTCTGGCACGTTGACTGCGACTTTAAACTCTGAGACTGCAAATACATTCTTGGCTGCTCCCAATGGATCTTCTGGAACTCCGACATTTAGATCAATAGTAAATGCTGATTTACCAACTTCGGGAGTTACTTCAGGTTCTTATGGTTCATCTTCAACAATTCCAGTTGTTACAGTAAATTCTCAAGGAATTATTACTTCAATTACAACTCAAGCTACAAATGCTCCGAGTTATCAAGGTACATGGAATGCTTTAACAAATACTCCAACTTTGACATCAAGTGTTGGAACGCAAGGATATTATTATGTTGTCTCCGTTGCTGGAACAACTAATTTAGATGGAAATGCTATTTGGGTTGTTGGTGATTGGGCAATATTTGGAAATGGTAAATGGGAAAGAATACCAGGTTCAGCAAGCGAATCATTTACTAATCTTACAACTACGAATTTAACAGTTAGCGGTTTGACAGGATATATGTATGCAAATGGTGCTGGTGCAGTAACTGCATCTACAACCATTCCAACAACTGCACTTAGTGGAACTGTTACAAACGCACAACTTGCAAATTCAACAATATCAGGAGTTTCTTTAGGTTCTAATTTATTTAATTTAACCGCAGGAACTAATATTAGTTTTTCCTCTGGCACGACTTATAACGGTTCTGCAGCAATTACGATCAATGCAGCGTCAACAATGGTTTATCCAGGCGCAGGAATACCCAATTCAACAGGGACTGCATGGGGCACGAGTTATACAACAACTGGATCTGGTTCGGTTGTTGCATTGGCAACTTCTCCTACTTTGGTTACTCCGATTCTTGGAACTCCTCAGTCTGGTAATTTTTCAACTGGTACGTTCACCTGGCCCACTTTTAATCAAAATACAACAGGAAACGCTGCAACTGCGACATTAGCAACAACTGCTACTAATTTGGGAGGAACAACTCAATATTCCATTCCTTACCAGGGTGGATCTGCAACTACTTCTTATCTTTCTCCTGGAACATCTGGTTCATTATTGATGACTTTAGGTTCGGTTGCTGCGCCTATTTGGGTAGCAACAACTAGCTTAACTGTTGGGACGGCTACAAATATTGCTGGAGGAGCAGCAGGCTCAGTACCTTACCAAACAGGCTCAGGCGCAACGTCTTTCTTGTCACTTGGTACTTCAGGATATGTTTTAACTGCTGGTGCAAGCGCCCCACAATATACGGCACAGTCTAGCCTTTCAGTTGGTACGGCAACCAATGTAGCTGGTGGCGCTGCAAACAAAATTGTTTACAACACAGGATCTGGGGCAACTGGATTTATTACTGCACCATCAAGTTCAGGCACTTATTTAGAATGGAATGGAAGTTCTTTTGTTTGGGCAACTCCTGGGGGTGGTGGAACGGTCACTTCAGTTGCTCAATCTTTTACTGGTGGTTTAATTTCTGTTTCAGGCTCACCAATTACGACTTCTGGAACTTTGGCTTTGACGGTAGCAGGAACAAGTGGCGGTATACCTTATTTTAGTTCTGCATCAACTTGGGCATCAAGTGCAGCATTAACGGCTAATGCTTTAATGATAGGCGGTGGCGCAGGAGCAGCACCAAGTACAACAACAACAGGAACAGGCGTATTAACTGCTCTTGGAAATGCAGTTAATACATCTGGTGGAATTGCAACTTCAGCAGTCACAACTTTATCTAGTCTTGCAAGTGTTGGAACATTAACAACAGGAACTTGGAATGCTTCCACAATTGGAGTTCCTTATGGTGGAACTGGAATAACTAGCTTAACTTCTCAATATATTCCTTATGGAAATGGTACAGGTGCTTTAAATTCCAGTAGTAATTTGCAATTTGATGGCACTAATTTATTAGTAGGAACTTCTAGCACATCAGGCAGTTTTAGCAATACATCTGCTTTATTAGGTGGTATTTTTAAGACTGTAAGTGGAGTTTATGCAAGTGCACCAAATAATACAACAGTAACTATTGCAACTTTGCCAAATGTTAGCCAAGGTATTTGGATTGTTACTGCAAGTCTTATTGCATCAGCATCTCAATTTAATGCCGTTGCTATTGTTACAACTCAAAATAGTTCTAGTAATTCAACAACTATTGTTTCCGCTGGTGGTGATCCAACAATTAGCGTTAGTGGATTATCTTTGCAAGCAAATCAAGCAGTTGGTATTACTTATAGTATTACTTGGTCAGCAACTAGATTAGTTTAAGGATTAAAATGACAACTTATAACTGGATTATTGAATCAACAAAACAAGTTTCTAACAATTATGTTGTTGGATATAGAGTTAACGCAACAAATGGAACTTATGGTGCAACTCAAATGGGTTTTGTAACATTAAATTCTTTGCCAAATGATACTCAAAGTCAGATTACTGCAGTCCAAAATGCAATTGGGACTAATTTAATAAATTCATTAGAAACAAATTTAACAAATCAAATAAATGCAACAGTCTGATTTTATAACTTCAGTAATGAGGAATGAAAGAGTTTGGAAATGGGTTAGTGTTGATGGAATAAAAAAAGACAATTTTGGATATAGAGAAAATGAAATTTATTATACAAATAAGCATGGATTTGTAATGTTTAGGGCATCTACCCCAACCATGTATGAAGTGCATATTTGTATGTTAAAAGGAGCAAAAGAAGTTGATTCTTTCTTTTTAGATTGTCTTGAAAAAATGAGGCAAAAAGGGGTCAAAAAGTTCCTTGGAACTATTGGAGATTGGAACGTCCCTGCGTTAAAATTGGCATTGAGATGCGGTTTTAAGGAGGAAGGGCGAATTAGTAAGGCTTATCAACGTAACGGAATAGACCGTTCAATGGTAATGATGGGGAGAACATAATGTCTTTTATTGGAAACATAATTGGTGATTTGACAGGTTCAAATCAACAAGCTCAGGCTGCTCAAGCTGCTGCTCAAACGCAATCTAATGCAGCAAATTATGCAGCAAATCTTCAAAATCAACAATTTCAAACAACTCAGGCTAATCTTTCTCCTTATATGGGCATTGGCACTCAAGCAATGCCGACTTTATTAAACCTTTTGGGACTTGGTCCTCAAGGTAGTGCAGGAATTCAATCTACTTTAGCTAATACTCCAGGTTATCAATTTACTTTGCAACAAGGTCAAAATGCGGTCAATAACGCACTTTCTGCAACTGGTCAGAATGCGTCTGGGGCGCAGGCAAAAGGATTAGCAAATTACACAACTGGACTTGCTCAAAGTAATTACCAAAATTACCTTAATAATTATTTAAGTGCGGTTGGAATGGGGCAAGACGCTGCTGCTGGTCTTGGTGGATTAGGAGCTGCTAATGCTCAAAATGTAGGAAATACCCTTATGGGAGGAGCAAATGCAACGGCTGCAGGACAAATTGCAGCAGGCAATGCTACTTCTAACGCTTTAACTGGAGCAATGCAATTAGGTCTTGGCGGAGCAGGAATTTACTCATTGCTTGGAAAAGCTGGGTTATTTGGTGGTGGTACAGGCGCTGCAACTGGAATATCTGGATTAACAGGTGCAACTTCCATGGCTCCAGTTGACTATTCATTATTATCTGCTCCTGCTGCTTCAGGTCTTGGTTCTAGTGGAATTGGTTTTCTTGCGGATTTTTAAAGGATAAATATGCCAATAGATGCTTCAATAATACCAACAAAACAAACAATTCCTGACTTTGGTGGGCTTGTAAATAGTTTAATGGGATTGCAAAGAAATCAACTTGCAATGGAACAAGGTAATTTGCAACTTCAAAAATTGCAACAAGAGATGAATTTAAATAAAGTTTCATCCAAGGCAATTCAAGAAAATACCGATGAAAATGGGAATGTTGATATTCCATCTGTAATAAAGTCTCTTTCTAAATCTCCAGAGGCTGCAACAAATCTTGCTCCAACAATTTCAACATTGTTAAGTCAGCAAGGTGTTCAAAATGAAAATGTATCCAAAAAACTTGGAAATTTAGTTCAAAAGAACACTATTGCTGGTCAAAGACTTGGAGCAATGACTGCAAGAATAGATAAGGGAGAAAATATAACTCCAGATGAGCATATTAAGGAAATGTCTAATCTTATTGCTGAAGGTGTTTTAAATCCAGATGAAGCACTTTTACATTTAAGAATGGCTCCAACTCGAACTGGAGATAAAGAAAAAGATCAAAAGGCTTATAACGATTTTATTAAATCAGAATTCTTTGCAACTCAATCAACTGCTAATCAAATCAACGCATTATTTGGAACATTGCAACCAGGTGCTCCAGGCCAACCTGCAGCTATTTATAATCCGATCACTAAGACGCTTGAACCTGTTCAGTACGGTAATCCTCAGCAACCTGCCAATCCTAATGTTCCTGCTCAACCTGGTATGCCTGGTCAGATGGGAATGGGCCAACCTAATGCTCCAGTTCAAGACCCAATTGCTCCACAGTTAATGTTCCCAGTTCGTCAACCTGGCACTAACTACGCTCAATTACCAAATGAGGCCACAAAGACTACTGAGGGCGGTCAGTATGTTAGCGGATTGATTGACAGAAAGAAAAACCTGGTTACTGATCGCAGAAACTTGGATGAAATGCTTAAACAAGTTGAAAAGGTTAAAGAAGAAACTCCTAGAGTTCCAGGAACTAATCCAGTCAGCAATGCACTCAATGCAACAATAAGAAAAGCAAGCGTTGCAACTGCCGATCCACAATACCAACAGTTGTCCAAAGATATTGCCAATATGCAGATTTCTAATTTAAAGGCTGCAGGTGGTTCGATGGATACGGTTGCAGGACAACAACTTCAGGCTCATGCAAACGGCACTGAAATTTATGATCCAGACGTACTCTTGAACATTGGCAGGCGAGCTAAGGCAGACATGAAAAATCTTGATCTGCAAACGGACGCTGCAACCAAGTTTATTCAGCGTTATGGGCCAAATAACATGGACACATTTAAAAAGATTTGGGGTGATAACGCTGACAGTAAACTTTTTGAAATGATGAATCATTTTGAAGATAAGACAATGACTAATGAGCAGAAAAAGCAAAAACGTGACGAATTGGCTGGAATCACTCCAGATATGCCAGTTGAAAAGAAAAAAGAGCTTCTCAAAGAGTTTAAAGAAAAGCAAAACGTAATTGATAAATTAGTAAATACAGGTGGTCTCTAATGGGAACATTCGCTGATTTTTTGGACGATGTTGAGGAAAAAAAGCCTCAAAACAAAAGCGTCCCTGCTCCAATAAGAAACAACAATCCTGGTGCTCTTATGCCTGGAGGAAAATTAGCGCAATATAAAACTCCAGAAGAAGGACTTGTTGCGCTTGATAAGAACCTTGCAAGTTATGGCAAAAAAGGAGTAAACACTCTTGCTGACGTAATTACAAAATGGGCGCCCCCAAACGAAAACGACACAAACGCTTATATTTCTCATGTTGCAAAGGTATCAGGACTTGATCCAAATCAAAAAATTGATTTAAGCAATCCATTGGTTCGTCATCAAATATCGGCTGGAATTGTCCAACAAGAAAACGGAACTAAAGCAATTTATCAGCCGTCTGGTCAAGTGCAAGCAAATCAAACAACTCAGGCAACACCAAGCAAATCAGACTTTGCAAGTTTCCTTGAGGATGTTGGACAAGAACCAACAAAAGAGCAAGTTGTTCAAGTAGTCAAACCAGTACAGTCAGCCCAGCCACAAACTCGCACAATGAACGCCGGCGAGAAGATGTATCAGGACAGGATCAACGCACTAAAGAACCTGGGTATTGGTCTTTCATCTTTGGCAGACGTGACGGTTGGTAATATTTTGCCTGGAATTGCTGGACCAGTAACATACAACGTAGCTAGAGCTTTGCAGCAAAACGATCAGCAAGCACAAGCAACATCGACTAAAGTAACTGGGGCGCTCGAAAAACCATTTGGTAAGGCTCTTGGAGTTACTGAAACCCCAGTTTACAAAGGCGAAGCATCTAGAAGGCTAATGGATTTGATAGGTGAAAACCTTGGAGAAGGTGCAAAAGCTATTTCTGAGAAGACTGGCATTCCAACTGGCGATGTTCAGAGTTATATCAATTCTTTAATGTTGGCAGCAGGCAAGCCAGTTGGCGAGGCTGCATCAAAAGTCGGTGGAGCTGCGTTAACTCAAGGTCAAAAATTAGTTAATGAAGTTAAAGAAGCTGCAGCAACACCAATGAAGACTGAGATTGTTCAGCCTATTCAAGAAGTTGTCCCAGGCTCGGCAGGCGCAGCAAAGGCCACAACCAATCCATATTCTAAGTTTACAGGACAAGAGACTGGTAAGGGTGGAGAGTTTCCAATGGTGAAATTGTCCAATATTTCAAAGGATGTTTCACCTAAAGAACAACAAACCAGAGCGCAGATTGCGACTGAGATTCTTGGAAATAAAGATGCGGTTCGGACTGGGGTGATTACAGGAAATGAGGACACTTTAAGAAACGAGCACACAGAGGCTAAGTCATCAAATCAAACTCCAAAGGCTCAACTTCTTAGAGAACAAATTGCAAACGAGCAAAATGCTCTTTCTAATTATGCTCAAAAAAGAATTGAGAATACTGGCGCAAGTCCAACATTAACGTCCGACTACGAAAGAGGACAGGCAATCAATGATGCGTTTGCTGGTGAAAATGGTTTGACTGGTTTTATTAAAAACGAAAAAAATAAACTTTATAACGATGCAAGGTCAAAAGTTGGAGAGAATCCAATTACAACCAGTCACGTTGACAACTTGCTGAATAACGAACAATTTAGGGCTGGTGTCGGTCTAAAAGGAAACGAGGGAGTTGTATCAAGTGCTGAAAAACTTATCAACCTAGCAAAGAATATTGGATTTGAGGATGATTTTGGCAACAAGTATGCTCCAAATACTATTGGCGCATGGGATGCAGTTAGAAAGTCTTTAAATTCTGAGTGGTCTCCAAATAATGCGTCTGTGATTCGCAAGATCAACCAAGCAATTGACAAAGATATTGCAGGCGCTGGAGGTCAAGAATTATTCAAAAAAGCCGACCAATTACACCAAGCTGAAAAGACATTATTTGGTTCTAAGGGTATCAAATCAATATTTGGTGACATTGATCCAAACGGAGTCCAAACAGGAACACCATTTGAGCAGATCCCTGCAAAACTTAACAAAATACCAAAAGATGAGTGGGCGCACATTTACGATACTGCCGACAAGATTTCAAAAGGCACGTTAAATGGTCCAATTGAAAAAGAGACTGGATTGCCTAAGTGGAGTATTGAAGTCCCAGAGGAAGTAAGGCAAAATGCTGAAAGAGCAAAGGCTGAAATTAAGGGTGCAATTGCAAGAGAAGTTTACGAAAATGGCTCAAAAAGACCTGGTGTTTGGAATCAAAAAGACGTAAATTCAATTTTGAATGCTCGATCTGAAAAGATTAAGCACGCATTTGATCCCGAGGAAATACAGGCTTTTCACACTTTGAACATTGGCAGTCAAATCATGCCTGGAATACATGGGTATGAAGGTGGTGGTCAACAGGCTCAAAGAATTGGGATCATTGCAAGTAATGCTCCTAAGATTGCAGGAGCAGCAGGAGCAACGGCTGGAGGTGCTGCGTTTGGACCTTACGGTGCTGCAGTTGGTGGGTATGTTGGTCAAAAAGCAGGAACTGCATTTGCTGAGAGTTCACTAGAAAAGGCTTTAAATAAAGCAGCGGAAGAAACAAGAAAAGAGATGAAAAAAAACGCACAAAAAGCAAGTATTTTAAATCTCAGAGATAACAAAAAGGATTGATATGTTACAAGGTATTCTCCCAAATGGCAGACAACAGTTTATAGATTCAAATGGCAATCCTTTGGTTGGTGGTTTTGTCTATTATTACATTCCATCAACAACAACATTTAAAAACACATATCAAGATGATGGAGGCGTTAATTTAAATACAAATCCGATTGTTCTTGATGCTAATGGACAATGTATTGCTTATGGTCAAGGTTCTTATAGACAACAAGTAAAAGATGTAAATAATAATTTAATTTGGGATGTACAAGTTGATGCTCCTGCAACTCAATCTGATTTGGCTGCATTTGAATCTTCTTTAACTGCTTCGTCTGGTTCTTCAGTTATTGGATATATTGAAGGTGGTTCAAATTCAGTTTCTAGAAATGTTCAATCTAAATTAAGGGAAACTGTTAGTGTTTTAGATTTTGGTGCTGATCCGACTGGTACAAATGATAGTTCAACTGCAATCAATAATGCTTTATCATCATTAAATTTTCAAGGTAAATTGTTTTTCCCTGCTGGAATTTATAAGGTTACTTCATCAATCAATCTTTCCAGTTCTGCAGCAGTAGCTAGACCAATAGAAATTTATGGTTGTGGTATAGCATCTCAAATTATAAATAATTGTTCAACTGGTAATCCAACATTTGTTGCTAATGGAGTAGAAGGTTTTTACATCCATGATCTAGCAATTACAGGTGCAACTGCATTCCCTAATGATGGTATTCAAATTGATGGTTCTACAAGTTCAGGAGCATCTTTTAACTGGCAACTTAGAAATCTTACACTTATGATGCCTGGATATGGCATTAAAATAACAAATGGGCTTATTGGTTTGATTGAAGAATGTCAAGCATGGCCTATATTTATAAATGGCTCTCCTTTACCATCACCAGTTACTGTTTCTGCAAGTTTGATAAATCATTATATTTATTTAACTGGTAGCTATAACAACATAATCACAATCAAAAATTGCTATTTAAATCCTAATGTTGGTTATACAGGATATGCAATAGTTTCTGATTCATCTACAAGTAATGGTTGTGGAATTTATGATACTGATGTTGAGTGGGATGCAAATACTTCAACAGGTCACAATTCAATAATTTTAAATAGATGGAATAATTTTGTACTTCAGAATTTATACAATGAAGGCACTCAAATAACTTTAAATAACTGTTATAACGGTGTTATAAATTCAATAACAGATGGTGGAGGTTATGGTCAAGTTTATTTTGAAAATAATTGTGTTCACAATACTATTTCTGCTGTTTATCAAAACTCTTTAGTATTTACTAATGGATGTATTTCAAACACAGTCCTTGGCGCAAATATTAGATCAACTTATTATGATGATAGCAATCCGTCAAATATATTTTTAAATTGTGCTTTACCTAGTGGTGGTGGAATTGCTCCTTATGGATTGAATTCAATTTATTCTGTTACTAATAATTCGCAAACTTTTACTCCTATTTGTTCTCAAGGAACAACTCAACTTATTAAACCTGGAACTGGTGCTTACACAATTGCTGCTCCTACACAATATGTAAATGGTCAGGTTGTTACGTTTACTATTCGTAACGCAAGTGGTGGAACAATTACTGCAACTTGGAATTCAATATTTAAAATGTCAACTTGGACAGATCCAGCTAACGGTTACAGTAGATCAATTACTTTCCAATACGATTCGTCTTATTCTGTGTTTAGGCAAATTTCTCAAACTGGAGTGGATATTCCAAATTAAAAATGTCTAATACTTACAACTGGATTATTGAGAAAATAGATTGTATTACATCATTAAATGGACAAACTGATGTTGTTTGCAATGTTCATTGGAGAGTAAATGGAGTAAGTTCAGAAACTTATTCTGTACCAAATATAACTGGTAGCTCAACATCTTATCCGTATTTTGCAACAGTTTGTGGAAATCAATTATTGTCTTATGAAACAGGTCAATCATTTACTCCATTTTCTCAATTAACTGAAACAATTGTTTTGGGATGGGTTCAAAATGCAATTGGCACTAATGAAATTACTGAAATACAAAATGAAATTGATTCTTTATTAAATAATTTAATAAATCCTACTGTAATAACACCTAATTTGCCTTGGAATAATATATGACTAATTTAGATCCAAACATCACAAAAGACGCAGTAAAAGAAGCCTTGAAAGAATGGCTTAATGAACAGTTTGCTGCATTTGGTAAGTGGACTTTAACTGGTTTGCTTTCTGCTGCATTTGCAGGAATGGTTTATCTTTGGCTTGCAGGGCATGGTTTTTCTGTTAATAAGTAGGAGAAAATCATAGACCCTTTTACTTTAGCAATGATGGCTTTGGGTGCAGTAAAGTCAGGTGTTGCATTTTACAAGGAAGCTAAAAGTGTCGGTAAAGAGGCAGTTGGAGTTATAACCGAGATCGCAGATGGTCTCGGTTCTTTTTTTGAGCACCAAGACAAAGCCGTTGAGTATGCTAAAGAAGTTGAAAAAAATCCGCCTAAAGGGAAAAGTCTTCAAGCTATTGCTCTCGATAACGTCCTCAGACGAAAAAGACTTGAACAAGCCGAGGCAGATCTTAGAACCATGCTCACTTGGGAAGCCCCTCCCGAACTTGGAGCACTTTGGTCAGACTTCCAAGCCGAACGAGAAAAGCTAATGGCTGACAAGGATAAGTTTGACAGAGCGCAAAAAAAAAGGATGAACAAGAACGCATACAACTTCAGGCTGATAAAGAGAATTTTCAATTCAAACTTGCAATATGTATTGCGGTCCTTGTCTTTTCATTATCCTGTTTTAGTTTGATGTACTACATTAGAAAAGATTACCAAGAAAGTCTAATGGGTGACAGAGCGCACATCGAGTTTAAAAGAAAGTTTCAGTCTAATTCGGTTGAAATGGAATGTTTAAAGATTTTTCAAGAAACTGGTTACTTACCTAAATATTGTCCATGATAGGCATAAATCAAACTTCAGACCAGGTGACTGATTCAACCATTGTTCAAGATGACAATACGGGTTGGCTAAACACCAAATGGCGACCAATGATGGGTTGGATGTACATGGCGGTCTGTGTTTGTGACTTTATTATTTTTCCTGTTTTCTGGTCACTCATTCAAGTTTACGGAAAAGGAAAGGTTGACGATCAATGGAATCCGTTGACTTTGCAAGGCGCTGGTTTCTTTCACCTTGCTATGGGTGCGGTTCTCGGAATAACCTCCTTTGGCAGATCTCAAGAGAAAATGACGGCAATGACTACACCTACGGTAGTACAAAAATGATCTATATTAAATTAGCTTTTCTTTTAGTAATATCTTTGGTATCTGGGGGCGCAGGCTGGTATTTTGAACATCTTAGATACGATGCTTTAGAGTCACAATATCAGTCTTTCCAGGATAAAGTCGCAAATGAAGGTAAATTACAAGAGGTAAAAAATGAACAAATCAAATCCGAGCAACAACTTATTACCAAGACTGTATCGGCTAATTATGAGTCTAGGATTGCTCAGTTGCATAAATATTATGGTGGGATGCTCATCGGTCAAACCGATACCAGTAGCAGTCGAGTGTCCGAGATTTCCTCAGCCTCCCTCAAACTTGATGCAAGACCCTCCAACCAAATCTCTGTTGGCGATTGTGCCCAAACAACCCAGCAATTAGTCAGTCTTCAAGATTGGATCAGGCAACAAAGCGAGGTTAAATAATGGAATATTCAAAAAACGGATTAAAGTTGACCGAAAGGTTTGAAGGCTGCAGGATTGAGGCTTATCCTGATCCTGGTACTGGTGGAGATCCTTGGACCATTGGTTATGGGCATACTGGTCCAGACGTATTTCCTACTTTGGTAATAACCCAGGAATACGCTGAAAAACTGCTCTTGGAGGACGTTCAAAAGGCAGTTGATAACGTCAATGCCAAACTTAAAATTGAAGTCTCTCAGGACGAATTTGACGCATTGGTGGACTTTGCTTTTAATTGTGGATGTCGCAACCTGGACAACTCAACCCTTTTAAAGAAAGTCAACGAGGGAGACCATGAAGCTGCAGCCGAGGAATTCTTAAAATGGGACAAAGCTGGTGGTCATGTCATGGCTGGACTACTTAAACGCAGACAAGCGGAGGCAGCGTTGTTTTTATCGGATTTGTCAAAATGAACGATATTGCAGACGATGCTCACCAGGCAGAAGAAAACAACAGGGAATCTGCTTTAAATCTAGTCAGGAAACAAAAAGAAATTAAGTTCACAGGCTTTTGCATGAACTGCAATAATCAACTCACCGATGGGCGCTTTTGCCCTGGTGGAGAGTGCAGAGAAGACTTTGAACTAGCCCAGCGAATCGGACGGATCAAGGGTAAATAGCAAGCGCAACGGTCAGCACTTTGACCAAATAATCCCTGGTTTCTTGATCTTTATCAAACTCCTCCGCATTTTTAGCAATGGCTTTTGTAATCTCTAAGTCTTTAATCAATTCTTTAAATTCTGAAGCAGTAATTTCACCATCGTCATATTGACTTTGGTACATCTCAGCAAGTGCTTTTAGTTCGGGTGGTGTCATTTATTTGCCTCTTTTAGTCCTGCTTTATAACCCTGCTCCCAGGTTTTATAATGATTTTCAACGTAAGGCTTTTCGTCTTTCAAGAAGTCTAAAGCCTCCTGAATCTCTTTCCATTTGTGATGGGAAGATTTATCTAAAAAATTCTGAAGTCGGTTGATTGCAATTTGTTTGTTCATCTGGGTTTACTACCAATTACTTTTTGAATATCCGCAGCGTTTTTTTCAATTAAACTTAATTTTGCCCTGCAATACGCATTACTAGGGTTTTCACTTATATACAGTTCATTGACTAATTTTGATAAATCGGCAACAAGTTTAACTGTTGGACCGTTATCAGGTTGAAATTCTACAAAATTACGCAACCGTAAAGCGGTCAAATTCAACGTCTGACGAGATTCTTTTGAGCAGTCTAGGGTTTGTGACTGGGTTCGAAATTCGTTGATTAGAGCGTATTCTGACGAATCGTAGGATGCCATATTGATTAGCGAACAACCCGACAAAAATATAACCAAAAGATATTTAGTCATTCTTGTCCCCTTGCTCGAATCGCTTTAGCAATTGATACTTCAGGCTCATCTCTGTCGTAACTGCTTATGTTTTCAGCAACTTTGGCACATTCCTCACGTTCTTTTTGTATAGCTTTATCCATATCATCGCAAGTAAATAATTTATCTGTGTAATATCCCGGTGGTTTTGATGGTATTGTCATTTGTTGCGCTCCTTAAGGATTGCTTCTATTTTTTCTGCTAATGTCAAATCTGCCTTTCCACCAGAAATTTCAATGTGTTCTTTTTCATCATCCAATAGTCCAATCCATGTGCGTTGTTGTGGCGTGGTGTAGACAGGAATATGAAACATTTTCGGGGTAAATGAACCACGCTTATCATGCTCTGCTTTTAAGTCTTTGTGCATAAACTCTGCGTGTATATCGTTGCTGTCCAACCATCCCACAGGCTTATCCTGCTCTTGTTTTGATTTTTCTGCTATTAGTTTGGCAAAACGTACTAAATCGTCATCATCCAAACGCCATTCATCAGGATATTTTTTAGAATAGTAACCCCCAGCCTCTCTAGCCATTTCAATTATTTCTTCTTTAGTCATCAATAAATCCAAACAAATACAAAATAAAGATGAACGCACCTGTAATTACCATTCCTCCAATCATAATTACCAATGCAAAAATAATAGCGTCAATTAGTGCGTCCATGTCTTTTTCTCCAAAGTTTAGAATGGTATGTCCGAGTCCATGTCATCAAAACCCGATCCAGCAGAGGAAGGCTTTTGATCAGTTTTGGTAAATCTATTGGAGTCGGTTTTTTCCCCTCCGAGCAAGCGGATCGTATCAGCCTTAACGTGGGTTGAGGTTTTTTCGACACCATTCTTGTCCGTATATTTCTGAGTTACAAGCGAACCTTGGATAAAAACCATTTTCCCAGATTTTATGTATTTCTCAGCAATTTCGGCTAATTTACCAAAACAAGTG